GTAATTACCTCTTCACGACCAACCGGATAATGCAAATGTTCAGGCTCATCGCCTATGGGTAATGCACGCCTACCAACACGCACCTCGTAATACTGCTCTGCCATGTGGGCACGTAGCCCCGGAAAATTTGCCAGTAAAAAACGGATTGCTTCAGCCGGTGAAGCAACTACAGCCTTGAACTCGCGCTGTCCAAGGAATTTTGCAAGCTCACCGTAGACCCTAACGACGCGAAGCATGACGCAGAATCCTCCCGGTCTGCTTCTGATAATAGCCGCCGTACAGATCACGGCTGCTCAATCGACCACTGATGTGGTGCAACAGCATCCCATCGCCAATGTAAATGGCAACATGATCCAACCCAACCTGACCGAGCTGCATCAAAATTGCGTCCCCAATCTCAGGCTGATCACTGACCACAACTGTAAACCCAGCATCCGCCCAGCAATCTTCGAACATCGGTGAGTGTTGAAACTGCTCTGGCGTGTCCGGTCGATCCCAGTCTAATAATTCAAGCCCCCATGTCTGGCTATACCAATCCCGCGCTAAGGTCCAACAATCGCTGACGCCCCAGATCCACTGACGCCCAATCAGCGGTGCGCGATAACCAGTTGGCAGACATTCGCCCCATTCCTCAGTGGAAGGATTAACAATGAACCACGGCAAGGCGGTGCGCTCACATGACAGGCGATCAGCTTCACTTGGGACTGGCGGATGGTTTGGGTGGCTATGGATAATAGCGATGATCTCTCCTAAATCTTCCGCTGCCGCATAGTCGTCGGGATCAAGAAGGAAAACGTCCTGTTGGCGCGAACGATTGCGGCATGGCACATAACGCTTTCGACCTTTAACCACCACTAATAATCCGCAAGATTCCAACGGTGCCTCAGCCTTGGCATGGTCTAACGCAGCACGTTTATACGTTGGAATCATTGATACGCACCAATTCCAGGGAACGAGCCAAATGGAACTTTATTGGTAGTCTGCCCAAATCGATAAGTGCTTGGCGCCTTGAACGTATATGTCTCTTGTGCAGGTGTTACTGGCACAAAGTAAAATGACTGCTCCGTGCCATGTTGTAACAGTCCATAACCATTTAGACGAATAAACTTGTTGTTTGAGATCGCGGTAATTTTTGCAGAACGCGTTAGCGAATTGTCACTACTTTTTGTTAGTTGATAATTTGTAGCAACGGTGCCTGAAGTCCATTTTTTAATTTCAAAGCCACGCCAGTTATTGCCATCAGCATCCATAAATTTCTCCTTTTCAGCGCCTTTTTCGTAACCGTCTTTGCTAATGCTGACTATACGTTGCGCCCTAATGATATACGTTACTGTGCGCGTACCTTGCCCTCTGTTGTATGTAGCTTGATACGTCTTCTTGCCCTCAGAAGTTAATGAATCCCAATCGGTAACATAGTTAACATAATAGATCAAACGCCAGCCAACATATTTGTCGCCACTAACGTCGGTAAAATCCTCTACCTTATCACCAGCTTCGTACCCGTTATACAAAGTTGCGGTTGAAGAGCTGCCAACGGTCATAGGATTTTTTAACACTGAGCCTGTAGCCTCGCCATATTTTGTTGTCTTATTGCCATTAACCCATTGCACAACCTCGTAGCCATCCCACTTATTTCCAACAGCATCTTCAAATGTTTCACGGAACTTACCCTTTTCGTATCCATTCCTAGTATTGCCCTTACCAGTCGTGCCAAAGGTCACGTTTGCTCCTTCCCAGCGGCGCTTGACTGTTGCGCTAGCAGCTTGACCATTGGGCACAAACAAGCCCGAAATTGTTGGGCGCGTCCAAAATTGGTAGATCGCTATTTGTTTAGAAAATGACGTGCCGAATGATAACGTTTGTGGCGTCACACCAAGCTGGATCTCCTGACCGCCTACATATCCAATCTGCACATTATTGTTGCGACTAAATACACCCGTGGTGTCAGCATTGGCTCTGAAGTTGTCAGAAGCTACATTGCTAGCTTTAATTTGAACAACAATATTGCTGGTGCCTGCTGGTGTCGCAACAGTGTCTGTTGTAAAGGTTTCGGTCTCCGTTACACCAAGCGTAACCTCAGTGCCATCCCAACTTGCTTTATTGGTCTTATATGCATTAAATTTGCCGACAGGTTGGAATACACCAGTGTCAGAATTTTTTGTCCAAAACTCATCTGCCGCTACAACCTGTTGAATAGCTGCAGTATTTTTACTATCAGCATCTTCATCCAATAATTCACCAAAAACGAACATATTAACGGATAAATCAGATGTATCTGATAGGGTGATGCTTTGATCATCTGGATCTGAAATATCAACCTTGCCCGTCCGTTGGATTATATACGGTCGAGTGCTTAATTCAATAGCAGTGCCGTTCACCTGCACCACAGTGGTACTGGCTGGCAGGTAACGCCCTGTCACCTTCATGCCTGGTCTGATATTGGTTGCACTGGTTACGTCAAGAATGGGCGCTGTCTTACGAATCGTGCCTGTACGCGAATACTCGTTGCTTGTTAAGTTTGCAGCTTGGCTAAGTGTGATGGTGCCAACCTGACTTGCAATCGCCACAATCGCTAAATTCTTTGTCGTGCCCTTACAAGGATCACCAAAAAGATTATTGAATGGGTAGGTGAAAGTTGCTGAATTAGCTCCAATCAATTTCTCGCTTACGATCTCCAAAGACCGTTCAGCATGGCAAGCGCCAAAAACAAAATTAGGAGCTGTACCTGTTGGGGTGCCGTAACTGGCAAAAACAATAGAAGTGAAAATATATCCAGCCGTTGCGGTAATCGTTACGTCTTGTCCGGCTTGGGTTGAATAAGCCGAAACCGTTTCAGTGCTGCCTTGATTAACAATGTTAGTGACCGTTGTATTAGCTGGTATGCCAAAGCCATCAACCAACATGCCCATGGTGATGCCTTGTGTAGGCTCTAGCAATTTCATTGTGGTGCTATTATTAGTAACTTGCCCTTGCTTGATTGCAGTGCCAAAACGTAGTACGCAACTGCTAAGGCGCTTGCCGCATATATCATCAGTTGAGTTGGCTACTTGCTCATCATTTTCGTTAAAATACAACGTCCCCGTATACCCACATTCAGCACCTCTGTATTTCCACGGGCATAAGTTAGCAATACACAAACGCTTAGGCGCACGCACACCTGCCAGATCCAAAGAGCTGACAAGTTCAAATTCAACTAGATCCCTGTTTTCACTAACCTTACGATCAACGTAATAAACCTCAAGCGGCAAAATTGCTGTTACATCAGGATTGCCGTAAGGATTAGAACCACCTTGAAAGTTGGCGGCAGGCAGAAATTTTGCAAGTGTACGAATCCGCGTCAGTTTGGCACCGCATAGATCATTGCCTGGAACATCACGGTTTACGTCTGACAGCACTGCGGACATGATGCTAAATACATTGCTGACACGTATTGTTGGTCGCGGCAATGTACCCTGCCCCGTATATTCAAAACCTGTCGCTTCGACTGGAAAACGAACGTAATCAACTGGGCTGGGCGATTGCTCATTGATGTCGTCAGGATCAATCCACACGAGATCACCCGGATCATCTTTCTCATTGACACCAGCATGGAAGTAATAAGACGTGCTGACGCCATGAATATCTTGAAACAACTCCAGTTTGAACAGCTCAATGATTGCCGAAGGAGCAAGCTTGTGAAGCTCAGCAATAACGTTGTTATTCATTGCGATTCAGGCACCTGACGGAACGTAGCTTGAATGGTGTTGCGGTTGAAGGACACGATACTGCGTGACCATTCAGAACAAATGTATTGAGCGGTTGTGTTTTTTATGGGATGAGTCCAAGTGAAATTATCCCAGCCCCCACGAGCCTCAAGAAAATCCGTAATTGCGTCAGCCTCATTATCATCACGATTACTGAAGGTCAGTGACCAGCTTTTCATATCGCTGTTAAGCCCAAAGCGATACCGTTGTTCATAACCGTCGCCAAGTTTGACAGTATTGACAGCAGGATTGCTTGATTCTTGTGCCGAATAATCTGGCGTGTAATTGAAGGTTGCCATGGTTAAGCGAGGATGCCTCCGGGACGCTTCTGTTTAATCAATTCTGCCTGTACAGCCATTGCAACAGCCCTAGCGAGTTGATCGCCACGACCGGCATTGCCCTGCACACTACTACCTTTGGCGTCAACATTCACTGTGATGTTAGTGCCGCCACCAAAGCTGCCAGCAGGAGCAATGCCACCACTGCGACCTGGCATGAACAGTTCAGGACCACGTTCGCCAACGAGGTAACCTTGACCAGCCATGACAGAGCCGCCACCGGCTCGCTTAAATAATCCCCCAAGCAAGCCGCCGCCAGTACCAGTGCCCGATAATGCTCCAAATAGTGCCATGTTGACAGCTACATCCAACAACTTGTTGGCTATGTTATTCAACAAATTAGTGGTAACCTCTTGCAGACTCTTCGTGCCATCAATGGCGCCCTGTATAGCGCCAATAACACCGTCCTTAATGGACATGCCAATGTCGGCATAAAGCTGTTTAAGTTGAGTAGCAGCTTCAACTTGTTGCTTCAGGGCATTGTTGCGGTCCAGAAGTGCCTTGACTTGCCCTTCGTCCAATCCTTTTGTATCTTTCATAATTTCAGCAATCTGTTGCTTGAGCAAAACTTCCGCTTCATTGCCTCGCAATTTTGCTTGCAGCAATTCGCTTTCTTCTTCTATAGTTTTGATTCTTTCAATGCCAGTTTCGCGTTGCTGCAAATCAAGCGCGGCAATTTCTTGCGCTGTTTGAATTTGGCTTTGAGCCAACTGTTCAGTAATTTTTGCAATACCTAGACGTTTTTCGGCTGCAGGCACAGAGCTTTGTTCAATGGCACGAGCTTGATATAGAAGTTCGGTTTCGCGCCCAAGACCTTGCAAGCGAATTTCTTCTTCTTTGTTCTTGGCTAAGGCGGCTTGAGCAAGCAAACCTTGTAACTGTGTCTGTTGTTGCAGAAGGGAAAGTTCGCGGGTTAGTTCGGGAATTTGACTTTCGCGTGGTTTTTTGCGTTTCTTCTTTTTATCTTCATCGCCAGCACCTAGATCAGTTGTGCTGGGCAAAGTGCTTGGCTGTTCGGGACGGGTAGGCAATCCAATTACGCCCTGAGCAAATGCTGCACGTTCCTTGAGCAGAATTCCACGTTCACCACGAGCCGCAGGGGTCATGCCGCCAACAAGCGGGGCTAGAGGGCCTAAGAAGCTCTTGGCAATTTCAATAGGTGATTGCAGCGTTTGTTGTTCTTGGCGAATTGCCTTAAGTGTTGCCCGAGCCGCTTGCTTACTTCCCGCCGGCGCAGCCCCAGCAAACACAGCAGCAGCACCACCTTTTTCACGTTGACCACGTAGACGATTGATTTCGGTTCTGGCTTGAATGAATTCTTGCAGACCAGAAACAGCCAAATTGATGGCAACAGTAATTACACCAAGAGCCGCTAAAGATTGCAGGCTGGCAACAAGTGGATTGATCTTGCCCGACGCTGCTGCCGATTGCGTAGCAAGCGCCTTTGCGTTGTTTGTGTAAAGACTAAACGCCGATGCAGACGTTGCGGCGGCGGCACCACTTGCAACAAGCGTACCTACCAAGGCAACACGAATCGCAATAATCCCCTCAAGTGCTTTTTTGACGAGTAAAACTTGAATGGCAAGACGGACAAGCTCAATCGTTGTATTTTTAACTGGCTCAGGTAGCCCAGTAATTGTCCTAACCAGTGAGGTCAAATCCTTGACTAGCGGTGCAACCAAGGGCAGCAATTCATTACCCAAGGCGATCTGCAAATCGTCAACAGCGTTTTGAAAATCCTTGAATTTTTGGATATCGCTTTGCTGAATAATTTGTGCAATCTTGCCAGCGCCTTCGGTTTCAATACGACGCAGAGCGGCAACAACAACCTCAGAGGTTAATTTACCTTGCTTTGCGTAATCTTTTAGATCGCCTGCGGCAATTCCGGTTTGCTGGCTGATGGCAACCAAAATACCTGGCACCAGTTCAGCAATCGACCTAAACTCATCGCCTTGAAGACGACCAGAGCCAAGGGCTTGGGCAAGTTGGGTAAATGCTGCGGAAGCCTCTGCACCAGTTGTGCCAGATAAACGGGCAACAGTATTGAAGCCAGTAAATGTACTTTGAATATCTTTGAGCGATACACCAAGTGGACGAAGACGGGCGTAAATATTGGTGACGCCTTCGGCTGCCTCGCGATTGCTTAGACCAAAGCGACGAGCGGATTCCGCCGCGAATCGTTGTACGCGGGCTGTATCACCATACTGAGCCGTTAAAAGTTTTAAGCGCAGTTGCAGATCATTAAAACTGGCAGCTGCCTGTACTGCCTGACGACCAATTTGAATTAGGGCAAGACCAGCAGCGGCACGCTTTAGTCCGTCAAGGGCGTTTTGAGTTTCCTTTGATGCCGCGTTGATTTGACGCAGGCTGTTGACGGCATCACTACTTCTTACCTGTACGTCAACGACTGCGACAGCGGTCACGATCAAGCCTCCCGATAATGAAAGTCTACCGCCGGGACTTTGCCTTATCTATCTCGGCTCTTTCACGCTTGCCCTTGACCTCGTAGTAAGCAGCAAAGTAAACGAACTCGGCTTCAGTCAGTTCAGCCCGTAATCGGCTTACCGTCATGCCCAGTTCTGTTGCTAGGAAGAACTCAAAAAACAGCCACGAGTCTTCCTCTAATCGTTTTTTGCTTCATCCAGGCTGGCGTTGCCGCCCAGCCCAAACAGGAACAGCTCTAAGTCGTTAAGTACGCGCTCAGGCAATTCTCGCTGAAGTTTGACAGCATCAGCCGACGCAAATGCTTTGCTGCCATCCTCAAGTTCTGCCATTTGACAAAGCATCTGGGTGCTAATGTCCAAAGCCTCCTCAGAACCAGCAAGGCTGCTAGCACGCTTTCGATCAGCGCGGGTGATGGGCTTAAAATACAAAACCAGCACCGCTTCGCCAGCATCATTGGTGACGCTGAATTTACGGCGCTGGTTCAGGTCAAAAGCGCCGGTGAGCAAGTCTACGGCGCGAGGTGTAGCTGAAGGCATTAGATGGCTAGGTTAAGAGAGCCAGAGGTGACGAAGTTAACCGTCACAATCTCTAGTTCGCCAACCGTAGCACTGTATTCAGAGCCTGTCACCACCAAGGTGCCCGTAATTTTCTTGCCGCCAGTTTCGTCTAAATACAACTCAAAAGCTGCATCAGCCTCGTCCGTGGCTTGGTTGACATCCTTGATCAAGTCAAGTTTGTCGCCAGCACTAGGCGCGTCGTACATCAACTCGATGGTGCCTGAACCACTAATCAAGCCGCCTACGTTGGCGCGATAGGTGTCGCCGTGATCGGTGACATCCAGTGATTCTTTCTCAATGGTCATAGACCACGAGCGGACCGCTGCGATTTCTGACAGACCGCCGCTGCCGGCTTTGTCAAAAAAGACAGTGCCCTGTTCTCCACGGAAAAAAGCCATGATCAGATGTCCAGAGTGATGGTGCCGTTGGTGACGAAGCTGACCGTAATCACCTCAATTTCTCCAACCGTAGCTGAATACTCAGAGGAGGTAACGGTCCCAGTGAAGCTGATTTTTTTAGTGCCTGATGTGTCTAGGAACAACTCAAACAAAGCACCGCCTTGATCGGTTGCTGTGTTGACTCGCTCAATGAAGACATTGGTTTCATCGGAACTTGTGGCTGTGTAAAACACTTCACACGTCCCAGAGCCACTGATCAAACCGCCAACGTTTGCGCGATATGTGGCGCCAAGTGCAGTGGTGTCCAGCGTTTCTTTCTCAACGGTCAAAGACCATGAACGAGTGCTGGCAATAGCCACTGTGGTTGAGCCGCCATCGTCAAACTTGACGCTGCCTTGCTGTCCCCGAAAAAATGCCATGGTTAGAGATCCTCGAAGGTTTCAAAGGTCAATCTGACCTGTGTTTGGAAGTAACCCTCTGGAGCTGGCGATGCCACCACCTCGGGTCCAGTAGGCGGGTCAAAATGAACGCCACTGACTACTTGCCTATTGTAAAGGTCACGAATCCGTTTCCCAATCGTCAAATTTGCGCCAGGTCCAACACCTTTTGGCGTAAAGACATTCATGACGATGACACCGATGACACTGTTGCTGCTGCCAGTGGTGCCGCCCATTGTCAAGAAGTTATTGTTGCCAAAGCTGACAAGGCATTGGACAAAGGAACTATTTGGGGTCGGAGTCAGCGGTTGGTTATGAAATGCAACAGGAATGACTGGTGACAGGGCTAACTCTGTGGCAAGCCTGCCCTCTATGGTTGAGCGGATGGTGTTAAGGTTGACTGCTGCCATTAGTCTTCTCTTCCGATGCGACTAGCTTGTTGCTGTGCCCATGTAGTCATCTCCCTAGCAATTCGGTCAGTCCATCCAGCTGATGCCTGTTTTGACCCGTTTTCATAAGCTAGTCGATATGCATATGGCAGGCTGTTGTGGATGTGATAAACGCCACCAGCACGTTCAACTTGATAATCAAGCCGTCGCGGCGGTGTGATACCACTAGGACTAGTTTGCGGTCCCGCGTCATAGCCGGGTGTGCCCTGTTCGCTGATTGCCCAGCTCAAGCGGAAGCGTCCAGTGTCAACAGGGCTTTCTTGTTTTAGTCTGCTGTCTGTTTCAAATACAACCACCCGCAGCAGCTTTTCGTACTTCTCTTGTGAGTAGCTGCCGATCTGCGATAGGTTAATGCGTCGTGCCACTATGTCCTCAGGATCAGTTCGTAAGTGACAGCCGTGTTGTCCTGCTCAATCGTAACTACCCTGATGATCTGGTGACTAACGCTGCTAATCACAACGCGATCCGTTGTCGTCGGTGCATTTGTCACGTCAAGCGCCGCAATCGTCAGGCGCTTGTCGCTTGCTTGGATTAGCTCATTGACCTCACGCGCATTAACATCTTCCAGGATGCCGCGTATTGTCGTATCGCTAGTTGTCTCTGTGATTGCGCCGGTGGTGGTGTTATACGCCCCAGGTGTTACCACGCGAATCGTTACTTGCCCGCCAAACTTTGCCATCAGTTTGCTGGCAGTCTTCCGTAGCGTAGTAACAAGTGCCATCAGACTTTATAGGCTATGCAGGCTCCGTTCTGCAATCTAATGCTAGTAAACAATCCACGCAGCTCAAAACCTGCAGGGAATGACTCACCGTTTAGAGTGTTACCTGTCATATTCGTGCTAATGATTGTATCAACTTGCGTGTTCTCGTAAAAGTCAATATGGTGGAATCGCCCCGTATGGGCAACGGTATCATGGATGACCTCAGCGCCGAGCGTGTAGTCAATCCCGTTCGCTTGATGTCCCTTGAATGCCATGGTCAGATCTTGTAAGCAACGATTTTGCCAGAGGTCAAAGTCACGCTGGTAAAAACACCTTCGATGCAATCACCATGGTTCAGCGGTACTGAGCTGAACGTGTTGCCGCTAGCGTTCTGCACCGTAGCAGTATTGATCACCGCATCCGCTACGGCATACAGCTTGTAAAAGCGCCCAGTATGCGCTGCCGTATCGCTGATGTATTCAAAACCAATGTTGTAGCTGTCGTTTGAGTTGTAGTTCATGGTCAGCTGCGACGGATGGCGATGTTGCCTGGTCCACTAATTCTAAGACCAGTGAAGTAACGTTCAAAAATTGGTGGGACACGATCAGCACC